AGGGGCACGGATCTGGCGCGGCCAGCGATCGTCGAAGCGTTTGCGGCGCAGGGGTTCAAGGTGTGAAGATCACCATCGAAAACACGTCGAAGGTCATTCTGGTGAAAACGTCGGCTTTGGCTGATGGTGTTCCGTGTCGCGTCTGGGAAGGCACCACGGAATCCGGGATAGAGGTTCAGTGTCTCATCGTCCGCATCGCAGCAGCGGCGACTGAACCTGATCTCAGTCAGTTCGAATCGGAACTGCAGGAAACGCGCGCGCCGTCCGCCGAAGTGCTGGCTTTCCCGCTCCGCATGGTCCTCTGAAATGGCCGCCACGCCCACGCTCGCTTCGCTCGCGAAACGCATCGACGCCCTCGAACGGAACGTTCGCGATCTGGCGGAACAGAACGCCGAACGGAAAGCGACGCTCGATCAGCTTTCAACCGAGGCGATCCGGAACGCTGCCGCCGTGTCGGATCTGCAGAAAACAGTGGAACACCACGCTTTGAAGATCGCCGGGTAACGATGACGCACGCGCTCGCCCTTGCCGTCGTCTTCGCCGTTGGCTGCGCGATAGGCTTTATCGTTGGCGTGGCAACGTGGGCGGCAGCAAACGCGAACGCCAGCCGGTTGCGGTCGGCGGCGCTCGCCCGCAAGGAACGCCCGGGCTGGGTCAGCGCGATCGGCGAACCGTAAGGCGTCAGACGTCGCGGGCGAGCGGGATCGGATCGAAGGACCTGGAGCCTGACTGCTCTTCAAACACGACTGTTTCGATTTGCGGTTTCGTCAGGAAGTTCGAGAGCGCCGTCAGCGTGACGGTCGCCGCCTCTAAAAACTTCGCCGCGCCCAGCAGCTTCTTTACCTTCTCCACATCGACCTTGCGCTGAATCGATCGCGCCGAGATCCGGAGCGTATACCGTTCGCCACGGACGAGGAATTCGGCGTCCGGATCGGCGTCGGCGACAAGGTCTTTCAGTTGTTCGCGCAGCCGGTTGTAAAGCCGTTCGGTCGGCGCGAATTCGTCGCGCAGTTTGCAGACGTCGCCGAAGTCATCGACCGTCTGCGCGGCAATCTTTACGGGCTTTTCAAGTGCTATTGCGGTTCCCATATCGTTCCTTTCGTTAAGCCAGCCCCGCGTAGATCTTGCGAACCAGATCGCCCGCCGGGTTCGGGTACCATCCGGGCCAGCACAGAATGTTCCCGGCTGCTGCCGCCGCCTGCAGCTCGGCCGGATGCGCAGCGGCCGAAACGTCGTTCAGCGCGATCAGGCAGATCGCGTCCGGATACACGGCGAGCGCCTCGGCGGGCGGTCCGTAGATCGTCGCCAGTGAATTGTTGTACGGCACGGTGTAGGCGTAGTGCCGCGTCGATTCCCATTCCGGAAAGATCAGCACGCCCGGGTGCGCTTTCGCCAGCGTTTCGAAAATCGCGGCCGCCGTTGGCACGTTCGAGACGACCGACGAATCGACGTAGAACAGCGTCGCGCCCCAGCGCTTAATCGCGTAATCCATCTTTGCGGCGAGCGTGCCGCCCGGGTCCGGCCCGTCCGGCTGGAAGGCGTGATTCGTTAAATCAAGGGTTTGCGGGCGCAACGTAAAGCCGATTCTGAAGCCCGCGCTGACGAACATCGCGACGAACTCGTCGATCACGCCGATCAGTTCCGGCGCGGCGACTTCCGCCTGCCCGGGATCGCCGCCGTATGCCCAATCGAACTCCTGCCCTTCGATGTCCCAAAGGATTCCGCCCTGCGCCCCGACCCGCCGCATTTCGGCGATCGCGCCGGTAGCGTAACCGAGCAGGTAGCCATGAAAAGCGGCGATGCCGAGCGGCGTCGTTACATCGACCCACGGCGCCGCCGAGAACCAGCCGCGCGGATTCTTCGCGAGCACGGGCCGGTGCTTCGACGTCATGTTGAGCATCGCGATCGGTTTGTTCGAGAACGCCGGCGGAGGCGGAAACGTCTTTCCGTAGAGCGCATAGATATCGGCCGATAGTTGCGCTTCCGTTGACCCGGCATCGCCGAACCGCAGCGAGACGCTGAAACGGTCCGTCTGGCCGGGCGCGATCGGCCTCGGTGTAGGCGGCCAGCCGTGCAGGCTGCCGGGATCGGTCTGCAACGACACGAACCACTGCGTTTTCGATCGCGAGGACATCGGCCACCAGCCGACCGCGACCGGCTTTACGACGTCTTCGTTCACGAGCGAGACGGCTCCGGCCGCGCCCAGATCGAAAAAGCTGGTGGTGGGCGCGTCGATATTAAAGCCCATCGTGTGCGCCGTCGCCATGTTCGCCGGGATCGACGGTAGCGCAAGTGCGAGCACGTAAAACCAGAGCTGCGTGATGGTCAAATCCGTCGTGGTGTTCGAGATCTGCACGTCGATATGAAACACGTCGCCGACGGCCGTGTATGTCGTCGTGACCATGCCCCAGCCGAACGCCTGCACAATCAGCCCCTTCGACGGATCGGTTACGGTCTTAGCCGCCGCGACCGAGCCCGGCGATGCCCGGCCCGCCGCATCGATCATGCCGACACGCACGAACGTCGGCGCCATGTCCATCTTTGCAAGCAGGTTTGCCGCGCCGCGGGCGAGCGTCACGAGCCCGCGCGGGCCGACGCTGAACGTAACGGGCGTCAAAGCCGGTAGCCCATGATCCAGGCAAGCAGGACGACCAGCAGCACGAGGCCGAGGCCTCCGCCGAGGCCCTGGCCTCCGTAACGATAGAAACCGCCGCCGCCAAACAGGATCACGAGTACGACAAGTAGAATCAGCATTTTAAGTCCCTTCGGGCAGATCCAGCCAGGATCTGCCGCTTGCGGCGGAATTCGCTTTCGGCGCTGAAGACGGAGTGCCGGGTGCAACCGCTGCGACGGCCTTCACGAGGTCTTCGCGCATGTCCACAATCTTCTGAGTAAGGTGATTCGATTTGTTGATTGCGTCGGTCGAATCGCGCGCGCTGGCGTCGATCTTGTCCAGTTCCACCACACGATGATTGCGCGTCTCCGAGCGGTCGTCGCGGTCGGAAAAGATCTTGATTATGGCCATCAGCAGCCCGACAACAGCGACGCCGAGCGTGCTGTACATCCCGTATTTGAGCCCGTCCGTGGATCGCGTAGCGGCTTCGACGGCGTTCGTCGCCCGCTGCTGAGCGAGTTCGGTTTTGGCATTGGCAAGGTCGATTGCCGCCTGCGATTTCAGCGTGGCGATCTCGATCGCCGAGGCGACCGCGCGAGCGTTGACCGCGGCGGTAGTCGCCGCCACATCACGTTGATCCCTGGCGGTTTTGGCATCTTTTTTTGCGCTCGCTGTGTTTTGGGCTACGACATTCACTACGACATCGCTCGCCTGCAGGGCCGATGCGAGTTGCTCCTGCAGAACAGCCTTTTCCTTCAGCGCCGCCGTAAGCTGGACCTGCAGATCCTGTTCTGCTTTCGTGGCGCCGAAAGCAGAACAGGCCAGCAGCAAAACGAACGCGATGAGGCGAAGCCTGAGCACGCGATCCGGCTTAAGGGGCGGGCGGGAACGAGGGCGGCAGCGGATTCGCCGCAATAGCGGTGCCGAGCTTTCCGGCAGACGCCGTGAAGCGGGCTGTGACGGCACTGATCGCGGTAGTGGCGGCGGCGACGGTGGCATCGTTCGCTGCCTTGTCGGCATTCAGAGCATCGGTTACGGCGGTCGTGATGGCTTTCGCAAAAGCGGCGATAACCACCTCGGCGCTGTCTTCGGTTCCCTCGGTCGCCGTCGTCTGAGTCGTCAGGGCGTCGATTGAGGCGTTAAGAGCTGTTACGTCTACTGGCATGTGAGTGATTCTCCTTTATTTCTGGTTCTCTTCGATTGAGCTGGTGAGTTTGTTGCGGGACTGCTGAAGGCGCGCGGTCGCGTCAAGAACCCTGGCCGTCAGGGCGTCGATGGTTTGCTGCTGCTGCCGATCTTCCCGCAGGTACGCCACGTAGTCGGCGAGCGCGGGAAAATCAACGTGAATAGTAATTTGTCGGCCGTTGAGCACAACCGTACGATACGCCGCGCGGCGTCCGGCACGTTAGGAAACGGGCCGGAAATTGACTAAATTGAGCCCGCCGCCGGGCGCAGGACTTAGGGCGATGCCCGCTCGTTACGTCGGCCCGCGCCACCAGACCGATCCACCACGGCAGCGGAGATCTTCACTATATCGGCGAGATCTGATACCGGGCGTCGTACGCCCACGTGACCTTGTCCTCGGCCGGATCGGCGGCGGTCCCGTCGAACCAGCAACATGCGTACCGCAGCGCATCGCAGCAATCGTCGTCTTTCTTCACGGGTTCGTCCTTCGCCCTGCCGTCCGTCACGCTTTTCGCCCAGACGTACGAGTCGATTTCTTCCTCGAGGCACGTCGGCCGATGCGCTTCGACCAGAGCGTCGTCCCGGCTGACGAGCGAATCGCGCAGCACGAACAGCCGCGGTTTGCCGTCGCCCGCCTTGCGCAGCCGGGCCTGCACGGTCTGAATGCCGGGCCGCACAGATTTAAACGCTGCCGTCGTGTACATGCCGAGATACCGTTCAAGGGTCGCCCGGTCTTCGGCGTCGTGATCGCAGACGATAGCCTGCGGATACGGCTCGCCGAGGCAGGCGTCGCGCATGGCCTGCGCGTGGTCCTGCACCAGCGTTTGCGTCCTGCAGATCTGTCGATACAGGAACAGCCGGCCGTCCGGATCGCGCGCCCACGCCTGCCAGGCGAAGGCGTGCGTATAGCCGAAATCGACGACCCAGATCCGCGGCCAGTCGGCCGGAATCGGGAAGCGATCTACCAGATGAATCGCCGGGTCCCAGCCCTCATAGACCATGCCTTCGGCTGCCGCCCAGATCCCCTTGCGCAAACGCAGATACCGGGCGCCGGTCAGTTTGTCGAGCTTTGCGATATACGCCGCGCCCTTCGGGGTCCATTGTTTGCCGTCCCAGAGCGACGGGTTATCTTCGTGGCGCGATTCGAGCATCAGCGTCGCGCCGGCGTTCGCGCGACGTTTCAGCCAGTGCGTCGGCGCCGACGGATTGCAGTCGGCGATCAGTTGCTGGTACGGCACGGAACCCCAGCGCAGGCGGGTCGTGACGGCTTCCCAGTCGTCCTCGGTCAGTTCGGTCGCTTCGGCGATGTAGGCGACGTCGTATTCGGAACCCATGATGCGGGAGTTCCGGTCAAAGCCGCCGTAAACGATTTCCGAGCCGTTCGGATACTTAACGCCGTCCGCCACGGGCTTCGCCGCGCCGGGCGGAAGGACGAGGCGCTCGAACGTTACCGCCGTTGTCGTGTCGAACGAGCGGCGCGTCTTGCGGGCCATGAGGATGCGGCAGCCCGCATACTTTTCGGCGACGGCGTGGCAGCGCTCCGCGAGTGCGCGGGTTTTTCCAGTTCCGGCAGGACCTGAGAGAACGACCTCCGGCTCACGCCGTGAGAAGAGTTCTCGCGCCGCGCCGAATGGCCTGTAATCCGCGTAGGTGATGGTCGGTGTACGCACTCATGGGTCGAACGTAGCGTGTCGCACGCTGCTGGCCGTTAGGCTGACGCCGTCAGCCGTTCGCGCTTCGCCGCCTGTTCGCGCTCGCGTTCGCCCAGCCAGACGGCGGCCCGGGCGAATGCGCCCGGGATCGGCTGCCGCCGGTTCATGTCGTCGATCATCTGCTGCGGCAGCATCGCATAACACGTAGCGCAGAACGCCTGCCAGTGCTCTTTCGCGCCGCCGCATCGGCAGTGCGCGATTCCGGTCAAACGTCCTCGCTTTGGTTACACATCTTCGATCGCGACGCCGACCAGGCGTTTTACGGTGATTTCCGAAACCTCGTCGAGCGCCGACTTTTCGCGCCAGCCCATACGGGTCTTGGCCCAGAAACAGCACGCCCACGATTCGCCGCGCGTGATCGCCTGTACGATCGCCTGCGAGCACAGGCCGTTGACCCGCGTTACGCCGATCCGCATCTCGCGTTTGAAGTGCTTGCGCATCGTCTTCGGCGAAATGCCGTGCGTGCCGAGGCAGTCCGCGATATCGTCCTGCGCGATGCCGGCCGCCGTCATGACGAGCACCGCCGTCCGATCAGCTTCGGTCGGCGCGTACGGCGGGTGACCGGCGGTTTTAGGCACGTTTTCCTTTTATGGGGCGGGAAGTATTCGGCGCAGGCGCGCTTTCATTGGGGTTTATGCGCTCGGCAGCCACGTCGGCGAAGGTTCGGCCGTCGCCGTCGAGCGTGGCGGCTTTCGACGTCAGCGTCTGCCAACGGGTGACGATCACGTCGCAATAGGCGGGCGCGATCTCGAGGCCGTAACAGATCCGTTCGGTCAGTTCGGCGGCGAGTAACGTCGTTCCCGATCCAAGGAACATCTCCGCTACGAGCTCGCCAGGTCGCGTCGAATTTGTGATCGCCCTTCGATAAAGCTCGACCGGCTTCTGGGTTGGGTGATCATCCGACGAGACCGGTTTGTCAAACTCCCAAACGGTCTTTTCGTTGAAAGGTCCGTGCCAGTTGGGAAGGGTTGGACACTGCGCCGCATAGACGCAAGGTTCGTTCTGCTGGTGGTAATGAATGACTGCCCGGCCCATCACCCAATGGCTCTTACACCACTGGATCAAGCAACGTCGTTTCCATCCGTTCTCGGCGACCGCTGCGAGGATCGCTTCCATCTGGGAATCCGAGAACCACAAATAGAGCGGGCCTTTCTCTGTAATATGGCCCGCCCATGCGTTCAGACTGGCTGAGACGAACTGCCTGTACGTGTCGTGGTCTTTCGAGTCGTTCTCGAACTCCTCGCGGTCCTTTCCTTTTCCGCCTGAATAGTTCACACCGTACGGAGGATCGCCCGTCAGCATGTCTGCCTTCGCCCCGTCCATCAGGCGCTCGACGTCCGCCGCGTTCGTCGAATCGCCGCATAAAAGCCGGTGGGTTACTCCAGAAGCGCCGCCGCCCAGCAGCCACAGGTCGCCAGCGCGCGAAACCGGCGTTTCGGGCACGGGCGGCATGTCGTCTTCGGCGGCGTTCGCCGTTCCGGCCATGAACGAGACGAGTTCCTTCTGATCGAAGCCGGTCAGCGTCAGATCGAATTCAAGGGCCTTCAGCTCGGCGAATTCGAGCGCCAGCAGCTCGGGGTCGAACTCCGACCACGACACGCTGCGGTTGACCATGATTCGAAACGCGCGGACTTGGGCCTCGCTCCACCCGTCGCACGGAATGACCGGCACACTCGCCAGATGCATCGCAACGGCAGCCTTGAGTCTTAGATGGCCATCGATCACAAGTCCGTCGGAGGCCTGCGCGAGAACCGGCACGGCAAAGCCGAACTCCTTTATCGACGCGATCATTTTCGCGACCGGTTCGCCGTCATTTTTTCGCGGATTGCGCTCGTATGGCTTCAGCCGCGCGATCGCCCACTGCTCGATCCGGATCGTCGGCTGTTCGGGTTCCGGTGGCTGCGCATCGCTGCGCGGCGTTGCGGCAGGCTTCGCCGAACGTTTGCGGGCCTGCGGTTTCGTTTTGGTTTTCGGCATTGAACGTTTGCGCCCGTGCGCCGGATCGCTGCGTTACATGGCTGACGAGGCGACCGGCGCGTGCGGGACGCTGGCGGGGAAGCCGACTACAAGCGTAGCGGATTTAGGCGGCGAGCGGCGCACGTTGCAGGCCGTCCGTTCGTTGTCTTTCTATCTCAATTGTGCTACACTGTATATACACATGGCGATTCGATTCGAGTGGGACGAAGAGAAAAACCGAACGAATCGCCTGAAGCACGGCGTCAGTTTCGAGACCGCAACGCAGGTCTTTGACGATCCGAACGTGGTCCTGTTTTCCGACCGGATCGTGGACGGCGAGGAACGCTGGCAGGCATTCGGTCTCGCAGACGGCGTCGTGATCCTGGCCGTCGCGCATACGAATTCAGAAGCGGACGGCGACGATGTGATCCGAATCATCTCGGCACGAAAAGCAACCCCAACCGAACGGAGACTTTATGCTCACTAAGAAACAACAGAAGACAGAACTCGAAGCGCTCGCGGCGATGCCCGACGAGAAAATTGACCTGAGCGATATTCCCGAACGTACCGACTGGTCAGGCGCAATTCGCGGAGCGGGAACGCGTCACATCAGTATTCGGGTGAGTGCGCACGACCTCGTAACGGCGAACCGCCTCGCAGCCGCGAAGGGCCTGCCGTATCAGACCTACATCAAATCACTGCTGCACGAGGCGCTCGCCCGCGAATCGAAGAAAAGGCCGGCCGCATGATTAACCCTGAAGAGCTGGCGGTCTGCAGACGGCGCGGCCATCCCGGCGTTCAAATGGAGCCGAATAAATGGCGTCAGTGCAAATCGTGCGGAACGTGGCTGCGCGAGATCCGTACGATCGAGGAACGCGAAGACGCCCCGCCGTATGACGACATCGATCTGTTTGAACAATCGAGACGCAGAAACGAAGAGCGACGAGGGTCCGCGTGAGAAATCGAAAGCGGCGGTTTAGGAAGCTCAGCGGGCGTGGCGATGAGCACGCGGTCGCGGACCTCGCAGCCACGGGTCGAGTAGTTTCTTCAGTTCGTGCGCGGTGGTGATGACGCGATCCTGAGCGAGCGCGGGCGGCGAACCGAGAACGCCCGGCAGAGGCATAATATGAACCTTAGCGACGGCTTTAACCGCCTCGCCGAGCCCAAGTTCGTTGACCCGAGCGCAGGCGCTCGCGTCGTCGTCGCCCTGCACCACGGCGAAGCCGAGACACCCGCCCTTTCCGTCCTCGAACGTCACGAGATGCCAGGTATCGTTTACGACGCTCATTTCGCCAGCGCCGCCCGCTTCGACGCCCGCAACGCAAGCGCAGCCACGATGATCGGTCTTAATCCCGAACTGCGCATGTCCTCGAAAACCTCGTCGCAGTTATGGCCGGTTTTGGCGTCGATCTCATCCATGAGCGCCGCCAGCTCGGTGGCGTCCTTCTGTAATTCGTCATCGCTCATCGGCCTCGTGACCGTGATATTACCCGTCTCCCCGTCCACTCGATACTTGCCCTTCATTTCGAAAGTCCCTCCCGATTAAATCTCCAGAATTCCCGCGCGCCTTTCCCCACGTTCACGGCGCGGATCTTTCCCTCGCGCGCAGCCTGGACTAAATACGATGCGGGCAGTCCGGAATAGTCCGCTGCCGCTTTCACGTCGAGCCACGGCTTCGGCGCGAGCTGCGCATATTCGCGAGCCCGTTCGAAGATGAACGCCAGATCGGCGGCCGGAGGCAAAGCGAGCGGCGCCGCCGCTCGTTCGGCGACGGCTACCAGCCGCGGTTCCCGTTTCGCTTTTTCGATGACGCGCGGAACGCAGGGAGTGGGCGTGTCGTTTTCGAGCTTCAGCCGCTTGACGTCTTCGGTTTTGAACGAGGCAGTTTTTCCGTTCGGGCCGTTGAAGTACTCGCACGGCAAACGGCCGGAGGCGATGTAGGTTTCGACCGTTCGTTTGCTTTTCCCGAGAAGCTCGATGACTTCGCGTTTTGTAAGGGTTTTCGACTGTGCGGGCTTCGCCGCGTGGGATGACATTGTGAAAGCGTAGCACCATCGCAGCGGTGTGCGCCAGAGTGAAAGTACGTTCTAAAGTTTCACTGGCTGCGAGGGTGCGATGGTCAGCGCTGGTTGTCGTGGAAGACGTGGCAATCCGGCTCGCCACTTTGCCAGGCGCACGGCGGGTCACACGCCTGCAGCTCGGTACAGTGGCAAACGCGGCAGCGGGTGAGGCCGTTCCGGTCCCGTTTTATTTCGCGATTCTCGATCGGCTGCGTTGGATTTCGGCGGGCCATACGGGTCAGTTCGTTCCTGTGTTCTGAAGTCGTCTTATAATTCGCTTCGCAAGGCGGTTGGCCTCCGGTGGCGTGTAAAACGCAGGATCGGTTTCGCCGTCGTGGATGAGCAATACCCGCTGCAGGCACGCATGCGCGATAGCACGCACACCAAGAATATCCGACGCGGAACACATCTCGGCCATGTGCAGCAACTCGCTGACTGCCGAGACCCTGGCGGCTTTTACAATCCGCGTTTCCTCGGCTGTCAGGTTTTCGTTCACGCCGCCCATAATTCCCCCTGCTTGGGTCGCTGCATTTCGAGTACTCGCCGCGGCCGCTGCCACGCCGGAAACGGATCCCACTCGACGTCGGCCCAGAGCCACGCCTGCCCGCAGCGTTTCGCCCGGTTCCGGCGCCGGACGGCGTAAGCGTGGGCCGAGTCATGGCGGGCATGGCAGGCCGGGCAGAGCAGCGCCACGGACGACGACCGCGGATCGTGCGTCAGATGCGCCGCCGCCAGGTAGCGGCGCGTTTGCTGCCCGCAGTGCTGGCAGCAAATGCCGTGCGCGAAGATCAGGGCGAGCCGATAACGACGCCACGCCTCGCCGTAGAAGCGTTTGTATTCGGGCCGAATGCTCATAACTTCCCTGGTCCCAACGGAAGGTCCTCGAACGGGTCAGTCGCCGCAAAACCGTGCTGAAGTTCCTCCGGTTCGTTTGTCTGTTTGTACGACCAGGTCATCAACTCGCCTATCGTCGTGTTGATAGGCAGCTTTCCACGGTTGAACGTGAAATAGTCGGCGATCAGCTCATCGAACATCCGATGCAGGAAGACGTGTCGTTTCCGGTGTTCATCGTGCGTCATGCCGTTGCCGCCTTCGCTTTCCGGCCGCCGTTCGCCCGCACTTCGCGAAACCGGCTCGCCGATTTATCCCGCGCGAGCGGGCAGTCCCTGGCGTGCTGCGTTTCGCCGTACACGGGTTCGGGCGCACGGCAGTGCGGGCAGCGGGGATCGCCGGTCATTCGGAGGCCTCGCCAACTTGCCTGATTCTGATGCCGAGACGAAAACCGTCCGGCGCTTCGAGGACGCGGTCCCAAAGTTCCAGTTCGTAGTAAAACGGCGGGTGCATCGCTGCGACTGCGGCCCTGTCTTCGGGCGTGATCACTGGTGAGTTCTCGATAAATTCCTGCCGTGTCGCGCGCCGCTTTACGACCAGATGGCGCTCGCCGTCTTTGCCCAACGTGACTCCCTCATCGATGGGTTCGTTCGTGCCGATGACAACGCGGCCACCGTTGGCAAGCCGTTGCGCTATTTTTCTCGACGCACCCGCCAGTAAGTTTTCCATCGGTGTCACTTCGTGCCCTCGCCGTCGAGCATTTCGCCGACGCGCCGGGCGAACGCCGCTTTTTCCGCGACGTCCGGCGTGTCGAAAACGAAGCCCATGTGCCGGGCCCAGGTTTCGAGCGCGCCCGGCGACCAGTCAATTTTCGGCTGCTCATAAGTCCAAAGTCTCAATTGTTCCGGCGTCAGGCCGAGCGCCTGCGCCTGCGCGATCAGCGTGTCGGGGCTCGAATCGTTCAGGCCGAGCGAGACGTTCAGCGAGTCCTCGATCCAGCCGCGGACCCGTTCGCGGTTTGCTTCCTGCCACGTCATGGCCGCACCGTCCATTCGCAGAACCGGCGTTTCAATTCCCGGCAGCCGGCGCAGTCCTCCGACCATTCCTGCTCGCCCGGCGGCGTGTCGGAATGCGCCGCCGTGAAATGCGCGCGCAGTTCGCCGGCAAGTTTGGCAAGATGCGCGATGAGCTGGTCGAGCTGTTCGAGCGTGCCCACGGTGATCGTCATGGCTGGACCTCCTTTCGCCGTCGTTCGCTCGCGAGCGGCGACGTCCGGCCGAGTAATCCCTGCCGACGTCCCGCCCGCCACTGCTTGGCCTCCTCGCGATCTGTGACGGCAATTGCCGCGCCAGCAGCGCCGTCAGGCGAATCGCGGAGGCGTTCCGGATGGGTTGAGTAGATCAGGGCGAGCCAGGCGCGATAACGCAGCCACGTGACGCCGTCTTCGCTGAAGAGAATCAGATCGTCGTCGGGCGGGATCACTGGACAACCTCGCAGGCCTCGCAGTCGTAACCGATCCGGTGCAGTTCGGCGATGATCGCAGCTGGGGTCAGTCCTTCGCGCATGGCAGCCATCATGGCAGTTTTCAAATCCCGCGCATCTTCCGCCGTTTCCGCCTGAAACGCCATGTCGATGATCCGGTCTTTTCGATTGATCTTGATTCTCATCCGGAGGCTCCTTTCCGGCGTTTAGCGCGGCGGTTTTCGGCCTCGCGAATTTGCTTTTCGTACGCCTTCATTTCGGCTTGGCGGGCATCGACGATCGCCTGTTCCCGCGCGGCGCGAAGTTTGGCTTTGGCGGCGGGGATGTACTTCGCCGCGCGGTCTTGCACTTTCGGGAAAAACTCGGGGTCGTTTGGATCCTCGGCCGTGAATAAGGCATTGATTTCCCGGTCGGTTATATTTCTGTCTGCATCCCAGATCTGACCGCAAAGTTTCTTGAAATCACGCCGGAATCGAAGCTGCTCCCATGTGACCGGCAGCGAAGGTTCCTGGCGCCTGCCGTTCGGTTCCCGCTTCAGCAGCTCGGTAAGCTCCTGCACTCTGTCGAACGTGTCACTCACCCGGCGGCTCCTTTCGCCTTCGTCCCGCTCTCGATGCCGAGCAATAGTTTACGGCGGAATTCGGGATCAGCCATTCGTGGGTCGAGCTTTTCGGCGCGTTCGTTCGTCGTAAATTCGGCGGGGATTTCCGGGGCGGGGAATTGCTGCTGTTCGCCGGTTAGGGCCTGATGCCGTTTTGGTTCGATCCGGAGTTCGGCTTTGCGGGCCTTAAATTCCTCGGGCTTGATACCGTGAATTCGCTGCAGCGCGACGGTCACATACCAGGCATAGTTCGCGCCCGGTTCCTTCCGTTCCGCCATCAGATCTTCGATCATGCGGACGATCCGGTAGAGGGGGGCGAGCGATAGAAGCTGAGACAGGATCGTGTCGTCCGGCGCATGGGGGTTTTTATCCTGGCCGAACTTGCACTGGTAGCCGTGAACCCATTTCCTCAGCTCCCGGATTTCCACAGGATCGCATTTTGTCGGCTTCGCGCGGAGCAGTCGATCGATTATCGAATCGGGGTTTAATCGATCGATATCGATTGCGCGCGCGGACGCGTGTTCCTTGAAGGGAGGTGGCGTCACAACAGCGCCACCCTCGCGCTGAGAAAACGCCAGGGGTGGCGTCACAACAGCGCCACCCTCGCGCTGAGAAAACGCCAGGGGTGGCGTCACAACAGCGCCACCCTCGCGCTGAGAAAACGCCAGGGGTGGCGTCACAACAGCGCCACCCTCGGCAAATAAGTCTTCAGTCAGCGGTGGCGGAGTTGCTGCAGCACCACTCATAAGAGTCGTTCGAAGGTACGTCAAAAGGTGACCCGACGGCTGGGTGGCCGTACCGTCGCGAGTCGCAATTAAGTGCTTTTCATCGAGCGAATTCAGGGCGTGCTGAACATTCCGGCGGGACACGCAGGCAAGCTCTGCAAGTTGCCGTGCGCTGATTCGGCCACTTTTGTGTTCGGTCGCGCCGAACAGCTTTGTCAGAGCGATCAGGACTCGAAGTTCGGCTTCTCCGAGTGTCGGCGCAAGGTACGCGATCAGACCCAACGCGCGCCCGAGTTCGGCGTTTTGAACTTCCGCTAACACATATTCGGGAGACTGTGGGGTAGGCAGAGCCATGTTTCCGCCTTCGCTTAGCAGTTTTTTGGCCCTCGGCATTTCATGACGATACTACAGTTCCATAAGTCGTATTATGAAAACTCCTCAGGAACAAACGACTTCGACCATGCGCCCAAAAACTCCGGAACGCGAAGTAGTAGCAGTCGTAGTAGCCGAACAGATGTTTTTGTGTGAAGATTGGCAAGGAGCAACAGATATGGCATCCGCCCGCGCACGCCTGGTTCAGCTGCGTGGCTCAAGCCACGCTCCGCGAACGATCGCCGCTTACGCCGACGACTGGAAGGACTTCTCCGGATGGTGTGCCGCAAACGCCAGAACACCGCTTCCTGCTGAACCCGAAACCGTGGCGTTGTACCTGTCCCACCTGTCACACATTCGGAAGGTCTCGACACTCGAACGTCGCGCCGCAGCGATCGCATATCGTCACGAGTTTCACGGCTTCAGATCGCCCAACACGCTGGTGGTCCGCGAAGCGATCGCCGGAGCTCGGCGAGAGAATGTCCAGCGGGTCCGGCAGAAAGCTGCGATCACCGTGACGGAACTGACCGCGATGTCTAAGCTGCTCACTTCCGAGGAAACGCTCCGAAGTACTCGCGACCGCGCTTTGCTGCTGCTGGGATTCGCCGGATCTTTTCGGCGCTCGGAACTGGCGGGCCTCGACCTGGAGGACCTGACGATGCACGATGATCGGGTGAACGTAAATCTCGCCAGGTCAAAAACCGATCAGCTCGGCCGCGGCCGTGAACTTGTAATTCCGCGGGCGAAGCGTGCTGGCGTCTGTCCAGTTCGCGCGCTTCATGCGTGGATCGTAGAGCGCGGCCACTGGTCCGGGCCGCTTTTCGTCGACATAACGAAGCGTGACGCGCTGACCAGAGACCGGATCGAACCGAACGTGGTCTACTACGCAATGCGTGCCTCTGCGAAACGCGCTGGACTCGATTGGCGGAAATTCGGCGCGCACAGTTTGCGTGCGGGAGCGATCACGGCCGCAGCCGATGCCGGGGCGGACGTGTTCGAGATCATGGCGCTGTCCGGTCATAAGTCCGTCGAGAACGTCGCCAAATACGTTCGGCGGTCCATCGCGCGCTACCCCCTGCGAAAAGTGCTCTAATCAGAGGAAGCTAACGCGCGGGGTCAAATACGCGCCCGGCCCGCTGGCGTTCTCGACTGCGCCGCGCGGGCCTTTTCTTTTTTAAGCCAGACGTTTCTTTTCGGCGCGCGTTTCAATTACGCTGGCTTTATGACGAAACTCCTCCTCCTCCCGATTTCAAAACGGGACATGCCTGCCGACGCAAATGCCGCCGCTGCTCTGCAGCTCATCCCGAAAGCCCTCGCGACTGCGCCCGCATTGAAGACGAAGACTGCCGTGATGGAATTCTGGAACTCCCTCTCCGACTACGCCTCGCGTAATCTCGCCGAACTGTCGGGCGCACGTTCGAACGGCGCCGAGAAGAAAGCCGCGGCAAACGGGACCGTCGCTCAGACAAAGACAGAAAAGCCGAAGCGTGTACATTCGAAGCAGCGCAAGCCCGCCGGCACGCAGCAGGAACGGGCCGCGACCGCTTCAGCCTAACGGCTACGGCGCGAATCCCTGAACCCACTCGAAGCCGCCCGCTGGCGTGACCTTCGCGGCGAGTATGCGTCCGCCGACGGCCGCGCAGCCATAGGAGTCGATCCTGATCGCTTCCTCGTCGCAATGCGCGCGGATAACGGCGAGCGCCACGCGCACCGCATCTTCAATCGTCGCCGGATAGGGCGGCTGACAGACCTTCCAGTAAGGCGTCAGATAACCGTGATCCTTCGGAGCGAACAGAAGACCTGTCACCAGTTGAGACCCGTACGCCCAGATCTTCCCTGGCGGGTCCAGCTCTGCGGCTGAAACCTCGGCGACGACCGTTTCCGTCTGGTACGCGAGCGTGATCTTACGGCGCATGGGTCGCCCGGCGAGATAGCCTTCGAGCCAGATGTGCGTCGCTTCCGTGCGCGCGTGGAGCGATGCAGGCTGGAATACCAGTTTGAAGACTTCGAGCTTTTTGACGACAAGCGCGGCGAGCTGTCCGGCATAGTGATCCGGATTGCGGATCTCCGTCCGCGCGATGGCCAGCGCCGCCTGGCTCACTTCCGCGCCGAAGGTGAACTCTCCCATATGCGAGAAGAACTGACCCGATCCGGCTATAACGCACGCAATGTCTCCCTGCTCGTGATGAAGCGGGAAGATCTTCTGCATCGTGTCGGTTCCGACTTTGCCCGTGGCCGCGTTCAGTGTGCGGCCATCGGCAGCGACGACGAAGCCTTCGGGTGTGTAGATGCGGGCTATTGCAGTGGACATCGAAGCCTCAACCGAAGGTTCCCAGGAAAAGCATTCCACACCGCAATCGCCATAGAACTGCATCCCTCAAGTCTCATACGGTTCAGGACCTCCGGCGCGGATTGCGCCGGGCGCGCTCGATCTCCGGTTCTTCCAAAAACAAATCAATGCGGGTGTGGACCGCGGCCACGTACGAAGCGTGACCGACGGCCTGCAACGTTGCCGGCGTGTCGTCCGGCGTCTCGCGTTTGGCAGGCTTCGCCTCCATGCGCCGGATCGTGCGCAGAAGCGCCCGCGCATTCTCAAGGGCAGTCGAAAGCGTCAGGCACTCGTCGCAGTGCGCCTCCGCTTCCGGCTCTTCGTCGTGCTGCGGGAACGCGCCGAGGCGTTCCCAGTCAGTTGCGTTAGTCGTGGACATCTTTAGCTCCTTACCAAACGGAAATCCTGAATGAACCGGCAGCCGGAAACCGGCACGCCGTTTTTAAGCGCCTGCGCGATGAGCTTCTTATCGGGCTCGGCCACGGGCTCGGGCTTCGGCTCCGGCAGGCGCATAAAATCCCACGGAACAGCGGCCGGTGAATCAACGATCACCTTACCCGGATTCTTCCGGCGCGAAATCGATGCCGTCATTCCGTCGATGCGATCGAGATTCGACGCCGACAGCACGGCCAGACAATAAGCTTCGAGCCGTTCGGCCTGACGTTCGAAGTACTTCACGCGCACGTCCAGGCGATCGCGTTCGGCCTTCGCCGCCGTCCCGGCTGCTTCGAAGGCAGCGAGTACTGCGCAGGTCCGGTCCGTCTTCTGTTTCGTTCCGGCGATCGCTTCGATCAGCGCGGCCGAAAGCTGCTCGGCAGCCTCCGGCGTCAGTTCGTTCGTGCGATCGAGCCGATCGACCAGATCGGCGATCGATTCGACTTCGGCGACGTGCGCGAACAGCGAGCGCTTCGGAACGAGGGAAAGGGAAGCGGTAGCCATTAACGGCCGCCTTTGCAATCGGTGATGTAAGCCGAGATGACCATCGCCCGAAGATCTTCCGTGGTCAGGTCAAGCCCGCAGCGCAGCGCGTAGGTTTTCGTTTCGCGCATCGCGTCCACCATCGTCATCATGGCGGCGCAGAACTTCATGCTCGTCGCCGTAATCGATTGCGCCGCAACCGTCGCAACCGGCGCAGCGCTTCGCTGCACGGGCTCTTCGTACGCATCCGAACGGGCGGGTACGTTATGCCCGCCGGCGTCACGGCCTGCGATCCGTTCGATCACGAACCGGCTGCCGCCGTGCGACGTCTTGGCGCGGGCGAGGCGGAATTCCTCGCCGTACGCGATGCCGAGCGAACGCATCGACGTTTCGATATCGTTCGCCGGATCCGGATCCAGATACAGCGAATCGCCTGCCGTCGTGCTGAATCGAACCTGCGTTCCGTACTGCCCGTCGACGTTCTGGCCTGCCGCCTTGAACGCCATCACCTTCGGTGCGCCGAAGTCGAAATCCTTTGCTCGTAAGTTTGCCATTTTAGTTTTCCTCCGTTTGTTCGTCTTCGTACTGCTCAAAAAAGCTGTCGAGCGCCGCCGCCCGCGTTGCGCCGTACCCGTAATTCCGGGCCTCTTCGTGCCCGTCCTCCCAGACGCACCAGTCGAACTGCCGCAACGGGATCGGCGGCGGGTCGTTTGTGACAACGATGCAGACCGGCTTCATGCCCGCCTCCGGCCCACGCGGACGAACAGCCCGTTCCCGATCTCGGCGTAGCGAGCGGCGGTTTCGCGCATCCCGTACTGCTGGGTGCGGGTCACGGCACGTTCCCAGCTATAAACCGCAGCGTCGAAAGCGGCGCATTCGCGCCGTTCGATGGCGAGCGCTTCGGCGTGCTGTTCGTCGGCGAAACGTTCGCGCGCCTGCTGGTCTTCGATGCGGCTGGCGAGGGTTTCGCCGTCGTAATCAGTACTCATGAACATTTGGTTTTGATTTCCTTACCTGAACCTAGTATATATCCGTACGAGCGGAAATGCAATACGTACGGATATATAATGCTATGATTGTTTTGGCGATGGCAACGACGAAGAAAAACAAGGCGGCGCAGGCTCTCGTAGCTGAGCGCTGGAAAAAGACGACCGGACCGGAAAGAACCGAAGTAGCCCAGGAGCTGAACGCGTCGCGCTGGGCAAATGCCACGCCGGAGGAACGCGCCGCACACGGTCAGATGCTGGCGGATGCGCGCGCGAAAGCCGCTAAGAAGCGGGCGGCGGCGAAAAAGGCAAAGCAATGAGCGAAACGAACGGACACGATTCGCGGCTCGACCGCATGAAGGAAGAGCTGGAACGCTTGCACGCGAGCCACGTGCGCCTGATGACGGATCACGAGCTGGAGACAAAGAAGAACGACCGCTCCTGGAAACGCCATCGCCGATGGCTGCGCACGTACGAGGCGCAGCGGGAAGCGGATCGTCTGGCCGAGGTGAAACGCAGCGTCGAGATCGACGACCGGATTACGCGGCTCATCAGCGGGATGGGTGCCTTCATGTCGCAGGGAAAGAAGCCGGAGTAAAGCGAACGAACCCCCGCAAACGTCCGATAAGGACAGCATGACGAAAGAAACTCCTGCATTTGTGAAAGCTGGTGTTCTTCTCGCCAGAGAATCGGCTAAGAAAGAAGACAGCATGACAGAATCCGTCGAGAAACCCGGCGTCGTAAAGTTCCTGCAGGTCGTCGCCTGGATCGTCATCGCCATCGCGTTGATGTTTGCCGTCGATGCAGGTATCAACAATCACCCGGAGGTCGTCACGGGCTCGCTGGCGGGGGCAATCGCTGGCGTTCTCATCCTTGCGCTCTGCGTCGCCGTCGAGAAGCTGAACGAGATCGAACACCACCTGCGGGCGAAATGATGCGCACACTGGAGAGATGGAGACCGGCGTTGCGAAGCTGATGGCCGTGCTGGGGTGCGGTCCCGATCTGGAACTGATTGAACTTCTCTATCCTCCACGTCCTGAAAGGCGCAGACGCATGAGCACAGACGAACAGATAACCGCTATTGGCCGCCTCGTGATGGAGGCGCGCGCATCGAACGAGCGCGTCGTACTGCTGAAGGCGGAACTCGACCGCATGTCAAAGGCGCTTCGCACGGCAAGCGAAACGATCAACGGACTCACGCAGGGCATCGACTATCCGGACCTGCCCGCCACGATGGCAAAGATTCCGCCCGATCAGGCAGTCATCGACGCCTGCGCCGAATACCGCACCGAACTGGCCCGTTCGAAAGAACTCAAAGTCCAGGTCGCCGCGCTCGGCCTGTAGCCCTTTACGGTACGTGCCCCGCGCCCGCTGCCACGGCCGCGGCGATCGTTGCGTTCTGCGTAGCAATTGCGGCGTTTGCGGTCGTCACGATCGAGCCCGGGTACTGCGTCACGAGCAGGCGAAGCTGTTTGCACAGCAGATCGGCGAGCGCGACGCTGTACGACCCCCACTGCAGGAACGTCACGGCATCGCCCAGCGAATGAGCGGCAGCAGTCGTCGAGAACCGGGCGCGCGTCACCGTCACAACGTTTCCGGCGACCGCCGTCACGAGCGAGTACTCGGTGCCGATGATCACACCCATGCCGGCCGCCACGCCCGCAGCCGACGTCAGCGTGAAAGACGTATCGCCTGCCAGCGCAGCGACGGCCAGCGTCGTCGGGATCGGACCGTTGGCGGTGTTCGCCAGGATCATCGCCTGCAGGCTCGCGACACCGTCGTTCGAGACCGTGATCGCGACGGCGGCTTCGCCCGAAACCTGCAAACCAAACGTTGTAGACATGAACAGTTCTCCTTATTTCCCGATCCAGCCGGTGTTCGTATTCGTGCCGCTCTCTTTGATGTAAATCGTCGTTCCCGCCCCGCCGCTGGTGTTCAGATAGATGTCGCCGGGCTTGCCGACGACCGCGGAGTTCGGACTGCCCGCGCCGATGTAAATCGAGACCTTCATGCCGAGATAGATGCGCGTAACGCTGCCGTCGCCGAGCGCAACGGTGTTGGAGGTCGGGACGGAGCAGAACGAACCGATGGCGGTTGCATTAGTCAGGGGATCAGAGCCCGAAGCAATCGACGCCTGCGTTCCAATGAACGTGTTGTTATTGCCCGTGATGTTGCTCTGCAGGGGATCGGCTGAACGACTGCCCGCAGCGAAGCCGATGCCTATATTTCCGCTGCCTGTCGTATTTAAGTAAAGAGTGATGCTGCCAATGCCCAGATTTTGATTTCCGCTGGTGTTGCTCGACACACTTTGCGGCCCAAATGCGAAGTTCTGCGTGCCCGTAGTAGATAACAGCGACCCGATTCCGATGACAATATTGTTGCCGGCCTGGTTGACGGTCACGCCGTTGATCTTGCCCACGGTGGTGGCCACCGTTCCGGCAGTGCTCGTTACGTCGCCGGTCAGCGCGGGCATACGAGCCGCGAGCAGCGTGCCCGTCGTCAGATCGGCGGCCGATCCGGACGTCGCCACTGCCGCGAGGCCGCTGACGCGGGCCGCCGGAACCGTTCCCGACGTGATCGTTCCGAGCGTCGTAATGTTCGCACTGCCGGGCCATGCGGCCAGCGTTGTGGGCGACGTCGGCGTATAGCCGAGCGCCGCGATGATATCGGCGCTGAGCGCAATCGACGGCACGCCGGTCGTCGTCGTAATTTTGAGGATGCCGGTCGCAAGGCCCGCCAGCGAAACCCCGTTAAGCTTGCCGACGACGGTCGCCGCCTGCGTTCCGGTCACGTCGCCAGCGAGCGATCCGGTGAACGATGCAGCCGAGCCCGTAGTCGATTGGTTCAGCGTCGGAATGTCGCCCGCCACGATCGCCCGCGAAAGCGGCACGCCGGACGTCGAGATGCGATCGAGAAACTGGTTCGCCACGGCTGCATATGACTGGATACCGCCGAGCGTTGTCGTTGACGGATTCGGCAGGCGTGCGGCCGGCAGCGTACCGGTCGTCAGATCGGCAGCACTGCCGCTCGAGGCCACGGCAACGAGGCCCAGATTCGTTTTCGCCGTCGCCACGCTGCCCAGGTCCGAAAGATTCGATGCGCGCTGCAGACTGGCGAGGATCGCCGCCGCCTGCGCGGCTGCCGCCGCCCCGGATACATCGAACGTGCCGCCATCGATCAGGGCGCCCGATGCGTCGAACGCCGGAACGTGGCCGGTCGTTACCGCTCCCGTAACCGTCGCCAGCTTCGTGCCCGTGCCGCTGCGATCCGACGCCGTGATCTGGTCGTACGTGATGCCGCCCCGGCTGGTTATCACGGCCGCCGTCACGGCAAAGCTGCGCACGACGTTCGGCGCTGCCGCATAGGTTCCGTTGCCGGCCTGGCTGGCGGTGACGACGACGGTGCCCACGGAACCCGTCAGCGTAACGACCGAGCCCGCCAGCGTGGCCGGCCCGGTGATGCCGTAAGTGACCGTCAGGCCGCTTGAAGCCGTCGCGGCCAGCGTGATCGGGCCGTCGGTTGTGAGGTGCGCCGGGATCGTGGCGAACGTGATCGTTTGCGCGGTGAGGGAAGTTTCGTAGAGATACAGTTCCCCCACGGCAACGCGGCCCGACCCGTTTCCGGCGGTAATGTTCAGGCGATAGTAACGGTACGGGAGGCCGGTCGGAGAAGTGCATGTATACGTCCGCGTTTCACCCGTATTAGCCCAGCCGGTTTCGCCCGTGCGCGTATCGAGCGTAACCCACGTTGAGGCGTCATTGCTCCCACGCAGCGTGAAGTCTCGGGGCGCATACGTGCCCAGAATGCCGCCTGTTGTATGGGCTACCGCATAACTCGTGAGGGCATGGGAAGCGGATCCCAGATCGATCTGAAGCCACTCGACGGCGCTTGGTCCCGCCCAGTAATCGGCGAGATTGCCATTAAATGCGGAGTACGCAAAACCCGCGTAAACATTCGATGCGGACGCAGCGAGCGGCGTCGGCAGCACGTTCGAGGTCATCGTGTGCGGTGCAAAATCAGTCGGCATCGTTTACCTCCGGTAGCTCGCCGTGTGGACGTCGCCCGTCCGCGGCGGGACGGTGTACGTGATCGTCGATCCGGCGAGCAGGAAATCGACGGTCGGCCGCTGTGCCACGCCGTTCAGGAACAGATCGACCGCGGCATTTAACGGCGTGAAGGCCAGCGTAAAGACGGTATTCGACGAGCCGATCGTGCCGAGCGGCGTCTCGCCGAAGACCGCAGCGTTGCCGCTTCCGCTGCTGCCGCCGGCAACGGCCGAAACGCCGGAATCGACGAGCGAGCCGTTCGGATCCCAAACCGGGACGTTGCCGGACGCCGGCGGCGCACCACTGTACATTTGAACAGTGCCGCCCGAGCCCTGCCGGTGCGCGGCGCGGATCTGGTTGTATGCGATGTTGCCCCGCTGATATTTGTCGACCGGCGCCACGCCGTTGAACGTGCGGGCGACGGGCACGGCTGCCGCCCACGTTGAATCACCCGCCTGAAATGCCGTAATCGTAATCGAGCCCGTGCCCGTTACGGTCACGATCGAGCCGGACAGCGTCGCCGGTCCGCTGATCGTATACGTGACGGCGAGCCCGCTTGAAGCCGTGGCGGCGAGCGTAAATATGGCACTGGCCAGCCGGTCCGGCAGTGGCGGAAACGTGATCGTTTGCGGCACGAGCGCCGGCGCCAAAACGTTAAACGTCCGGCTGACCGGCGTCGCTGCAGCGTGGGTCGAATCGCCCGGCTGATACGCCGTGACGGTGACCGAACCGAGCCCGCCCGTCAGAATGCACGATGAGCCGAAGACGCTCGCCGGGCCGCTCGTTACTACGTACGTAATCGGCAGGCCCGACGAAGCGGTCGCGAGCAGCGTAAACGATCCGTCTGTATTCAGGTGGTCCGGAATGACCGGGAACGTGATCGTTTGCGCCGCCGGTGTCGATACAAGGAACGTGCGGCTGACCGGTGTCGCCGCCGCATACGTTCCGTTGCCGGGTTGCGATGCGGTAATCGTGACGGTGCCCGTGCCGCCGGTCAGCGTTACGATGCCGCCGAGCACCGTCGCCGGTCCGGAGGTCACGACGAACGTGACCGGCAGGCCCGACGAAGCAGAGGCCACGAGGCCGAACATCGGATCGGTTGTGAGCTTGTCCGGAATCGCCGCGAACGTGATGACGTTGGCGGCCGGAGCCGCCGTCACGTTGAACGTTCGAACGAGGGGCGTAGCGGCGAGCCATGCGCCGCTGCCCGGCTGCGAGGCCGTCACGCTGACCGTGCCGATCGAGCCGGTCAACTGCACGTAATACGCCCCGCTCACAATAACGAGAATTCCCGGGCCGGTGATCGAGTACGAAACGGCGAGCCCGCTTGAAGCCGTGGCAAGAAGATGGACCGGCGAGGCCGTCGTGATCTGATCGGCGAGCGCCGGGAACGTGATCGTTTGCGCCGCGGGCGGCGCGGAAACCGTAAACGAGCGAGTGACTGATATGGCCGCCGGATAAGTGGAATTGCCCGCCTGGCTGGCGATGACCGTGACGACGCCCGCCGAGCCGGTTAGCGTCAGGACGCCGGCTGAGATCGTCGCCGGGCCGGAGACGGAATAAGAAACGGGCAGGCCCGACGAAGCGGTCGCCCCCAGTGTTATCGGGCCGTCTGTCGTCAAGTGCGCCGGGATCGCCGGGAATGTGATGATCTGCGTGCCGAGGTAAAGATAGATCGTATTGATGGCAACGAACGCTGCGCCGTTCGCCGCGCTGAAATTCCATCGATAGAAGAGATACGCCACGCCCGACGCGGCCGGGAAGTCCTGAACGTAATAGCCGCCCTGCGTCAGCCACGCCGACGAGATCTGGCCCGCCTGCGTATCGATCGTCGTCCAGGTCGAGCCGTTATTCGAGCCCTGCATCGTCCAGGCGGCTGGCGAAGATGCGGAGCTGGCCGTCGCGAGGCCCGCCTGAATCCGGTACGAACTGAGCACGACCGCACTCGCGAGCTGGATCTGCAGCCATGCGGGCGGCCCTGCAGTCCATGCCGAACTGACCGAACTATCGAAGGCGTTCGACGCTGGCGTGATTGCCGCTGATGCTGAGAAGGTCGCGCCGCCGTACGATACATATGTCGGCATAGGGTTATCCGGGGTAGTGCGCGGTGTGCCCGTCGCCCGGTTCGGGCGCGCGCGCGTACGTGACCGTTGACCCGGCCAGCGCCACGTCTTCCGGCATCTGCCAGACGCCGTTCAGGAAAAGATCGAGCGGCCCTCGAGGAACGCTTGGCAGCGTAAAGACGGCATTCGAGCCGTCGATCGCGCCCACGGGAATTGCCGTTACGATGACGGCCGCAGCCGGCAGCGGCGCTGGGCCGATCGGTCCCGGCGCTTCGGGCGTGCGGCCCTGAATGGCCGGAGCGGTCGAACCGCCCCCGCCGCCGAGCGATTCCCAAAAATCGATATAGTCTGCAACTTGCGCCGCATCGACGACGTGCAGCGTGTATTTGTAATGCCCCGCGCCCGTCATCGGCATGTGCGGCTTAACGCCTGGAACCAGCTCGGCCGAAACTTCCTGCACTGCCCATGTCGCGTTAGCTAAAAACGGCGCGTGCCCTGGATTCGCCGGATCATGTCCAGGGCCCACCAGCGTGATGGTGAGCAACTGCCCCGGCGTGATGCCGCGCCGGAACGTCTGGAACTGCATCGTCGTCGGTGCGATCTTATAGGCGTTCAGCGTGGCCTGCGCTTCGAGCAGGCCCGCCGGCGCGGACGTGTTCGACGAGTCGCTGATGATCTGCTGATACTTGCCCGTGCCGGTTTCGATCGCCGCTCTGGCGGCCACGAGCGCCGTATCTTCGACGATGATGATGTCGCCGCCGACGCGCGTGTATTCGATCTGGAGATAGTAGCCGGTGGGCGTCCGCGGAATGACCGGCCCGACGACGGGGTTGCCCGGCGTGTAGTAAACGTCTGCCGTGTTGCTTGTCCCTTCGACCGCGGCTTCAAGCGAGGTCGTATTGAACGTCGTAATGCCGCCGGACGTGATCGCAGCGGACCACGAAAAAGCGGATCCGCTGTCACTGAGCGCGGCGACGTAGCCTTTGCCGGCCGATTTATTGCGCACGACGAACGAACCGCCGGACGGCGGGTCCGCATTCACGAGCGGGTTCTCCCACGTCGGCATTGAGAACGTCACGCCCGCCAGATCATCGACCCGGTTAATCGCATCGACGAAATTCCGGGCGGTCGCCGCGGCGTCCGAGCCGATGAGCACCTGGCCCCATTGCGTGTTATCGAGCGCGGCGACGAAGGTGTACGTTAAGTTGCCACCTGAACCGTCGAGCCCTGAAATCCCGTTGTCTTGCCAGATAACGCCGCTCGCTAACAATCCGGCCTGGTCGACCGTAAATGATCCGATATCGTTCCATACAGGTTCCGTCGTTCCTGACTGCCCGGCGGTCGAGACTTTCTGCACGTGCCCGGCCGGATCGATGATCGACTGCCCGATCGCATACGGCGACGATGCAGCCCAGTTGTACTGTGTCCCGCCGCCCGCCCCCGGATATCCGATCGTTGCCGTATCGCCTGCCGCCGGAACGCCTGAGAACGTGCCCGTCGCCGTGTTCTGCGTGTTGCGCGTCTGCCAGACGTTCGTGATCTGCTTCGGCGGCCGCATCAGCGTAAAGAAACCCGTCGAGCCGTCGCCGGTAAACAGTTCCTTCGAATGCGTGAACGCTTCGGGCGATATGCGCACGGCCTGCCAGTCGCGGAAGTCCTGGCCGTTGACGTTCCACGTGCAACTTTCCCAGAAGACGTCATCGCAGGTCAGCGTAAACGGCGAGGGCTCGGCGTTCGGCGCATGGAAGAAAAGCTGCATCGTCTGCGGATCGACGCCCCAGACGAAGTTCGCGCGTTTCGCGAGCTGGTCGAACAGATCCGAGATCCGATCGTAATCGCAGAGCAGGGAAGGGACGACCGGACTTGAATCCGAGGCCGGTACGTCGGGCGCGAGAACCGGCGACCCGTCGACGAGTGCGAACAGCGCGACGACAATCTGGTACGCCGTCTGATTCGTATAGAGCCGCGGCGGGACCAGAATCGCATCGAAAACCTTTTCGAGCGATACGCAGTTGAGCGTCGCGACCCGCGTCCCGTCGTCGCCTTTCCATGCGACATCGATCACGTCGATCGTGCCTGCGTAAACCGGCGGCGACCCGCCCGCGCCGGTCGGATCGTACAGCTTGATTAAGCAGCCGCGCTCCGGCATGTACGTATCGCCTGCCGGGATTTCGAGCATGAACGCCGCCGTGCCCCGGTGGCGATTCTGCAGGCTGAACGAATGCGAAGCGCCTTCGGCGAACGATAAATACGAGCTGCGATCGACTGCGCCGCCCGCTTCATAGATCACGAGCCAGGCATCGGCACTGATCGCCGAGACGGCGAACGTGCGAACGACCGGCGTGGCCGCCAGATAACCAGTGGCTGCCGGATCGCCCCCGATATAGCAATGGAAATATCCGTCCGGATTGCGCGAGGCCGGGCCGGTAAAGAAACCGCCCGCCGAAACCGCGTTCGTCAGATAGACGATCAGCTCGGCCCCGACTGCCGGCAGCGGCGTGATCGCGACGGGACCAGCGCCAACGGTCGTTCCGACCAGCGCCGTGCCGTTTACGCCGGCGGTCCGGATGCCGAAGGCATTCGTCGAAGCCGTTCCGACCAGCGTGCCGAGCCACTCCATCGTGGCGTGGCCTGCGCCGTCGAAGATGATCCGGATCGTGCCGTTCCCGTACGAGCCGTCGCCGCCGCCGAATTGATCCTCCCAGTTCAGCATCACGGTCGCCGGAACGCCGGGCACGAAAATGCCCGCGCCTGCCGAACCGCCCTGCAGCGCCGTAACGCTGACCGAGCCCGGTCCGGTCAGCGTCAGCACGTTCCCCGCGAGCGTGGCCGGTCCGGTTACGGTGTACGTAATGGGTAATCCCGACGAAGCCGTTGCGGCCAGCGTGATCGGGCCGTCGGCCGACGTATGCGCCGGAATGACCGGAAACGTGATGGTCTGGCTTAATGCCACGGGTTACAGTCTGCTCCGGCTGCTGGCTGTCGCAAACGCCGGCGAGGCGGATTTCATGTAATCAGCGATCGCCCGGACGGTTTCGCGCGTATTGGCTGCGCCATTCACGTGAAACGTGAAGTGCTGATCGCCGGATGAATTCGAGACGCTCGACGACGACGAACCGCCGATCCGCGGCATCGGCATGTTGCCGAGCTGGTTGTTCGGCACGATGACGCCCGCCTCGTGCGGTATCCAGAGTTCTTTGCCGTGCTCGCCGATCCAGCTCGGCACGCCGATCGGCGGCGAACCGCCGCCCGCGAAACCGATCAAACCGAGCAGCGAGCCGAACAGCCCGCCCGCCAGTTTTCCGGCGATCCCGTACCCCGAAACAACACGGACGGGGATCGCGTTCGATGCGCCGAGGCCGAACAGCCCTTCCAAAAGGCCCGATGAGATCTTGCCGGGGATATCGTCGAACAGCCCGCCGCCTGACGGAGCAGGCGGCGGAGCCGTCGCAAGACCGCCCGCCGCCGTTCCGGGTGCGCCGCCCGGCACGGTGCGCAACGCCTGAACCGCCGCCGTCGTCCCGTGAACAGCTTTTACGATGGACGCCGATCCGATGAGGCCCATTACACCACTGATGACGCCGCCGATAACGCCGCCCGCCGCTGCGATCAGCGGGCCGACAAGGCCTCCGGCAGCAGTCGATGCGACGCTGCCCGCTGCCCCGCCGAGGCCTCCAGCTGCACCCACCACGCCACCAGCTGCGCCGACCGCCCCGTGTGCGGCAAGTGCCGCCGTATTCGCTGCCAGGGCAGCGGTATTGACGGTCGTCGCCGCCACGTGTGTAGCGGTCGATGTTCCGGTGATCGAGCCGAGCAACGCCTGCACGCCGGTCGTTACGACGAGCTGATTGATCAGCGCCGTAAACGCGGTCGAAAGCAGTTGCTGGCCGACGCCCCGCAATGCCGTCGTAATCTGCTGGCCGACGCTTTCGCCACGCTGGCCGCCCGTCAGGCCGGAGGCCAGGGCCCCACCGATCGCGCCCGGGATCTGCTGCCCGGCGTTGCGCAGCGCAGCCTGCAGTTTGTAATGCAGGGTGAGGCGTTCGAGCGCCTGTTCGTTTTTGATCGCCGCCGCTTCGTCGGCATTCGCGCCTTCGAGCTTCAGGGCATTGATCTGCTGCTGAATGTTGGCGACCTTTTCACCGCCCGAGATCTCCGTCGCTGCCGCCTGCGCAATGACCAGCTCGGCGGCGAGGCCCGCTATCTTCGCCGCCCGCGCCTGGCTGTCAAATCCCGCCAGTTGGCGGGCGTATTCGACCTGCTGTGCAGCGGTGTGCAGCGCAGCGTCGCCATAGGCACGTTCTGCCGCCAGCTTGTTCGCCTGAATCGTCAGGGCATCGGTCGAGCCCTTGCCCTTCGCATCGATTTCGGCGACGCGGGTGAGCTGGTTCAGTTGATCCTGCGTGTACTTCTCGCCCCGGGCGAGCGCCTGTTTCCATTGCTTGTCGAGGGACTCGAAGCCCTTCATGACCTCGGCATCCCACTGCGCCATTACCTCGCGTTGCTGGGTGACGCGGACGACCCCGGTTCTCGCTTCGCTCTCGGCTTCGGCGGCCCAAAGCGCCGTGATTAGTTTGGCCGCTTCATCATTCGCTGCGACGATCTGACCCTGCGCCCTGATTTCAAGAGCCGCCCGTTCGCCCGGATCTTTGCCGACCTTTTCCTGCGCCGTCTGCTTCAGAATCGAGGCGGCTTTCGCTTTGGCGTCGGCCTCGTAAAGCGGCTTCAGCTTTGCGAGACGATCCTGAGCGACCCGCACGTCGTCATCGGCCTGCGCGATCGCACGGGCGTGCGGGTCGTGCATGGCGGCGATCTCGGCGTCGCGGGCGATCTGGCTGAGCCTGATTTCGATTTCGTACTTCTGTTTGATCGAATCCGACAGCCGGGTAGTTGCCGCGATCTGGTTCGCTATCGAAGCAATGGCAATCTGCGCGGAGTCACGCGCAGCATCCTTCGCCGAGTTGGTCGCATCGAGTTTTGCCTGCTTTTCGGCGAGTGTTCCTTTGTACTTTAGAAGCTCGATTTCCTTTTGAAAGCCCTCTATGTTCACCGCCTGCGCCGCAGCGTCGCGGCCCTCGGCGAACTTCATTCCAGTGATCAGCGGATTGAAGGCTTCGAGAGTGGAAATAATCGGATTCGTCGTCTGCGTGGTTTCCGCTTTGATCCGCCCGCGCGCCCATTCGATCTTCGCCACCAGGGCATTAATGCGGTCTTTGTCTTCGTCGGCTGTCGTCTGACTATAAAAAGCGGCGAGATGCAATCCCGCAGCCTTGCTGAATTCGGCCGTCAGTTGCGCGACGTTGATTCGATCGAATGTCTTCGAGAGTGACTCGAATTCCTGATTCGTCTTCTTTGTAACTTCGACAAGGTCGGCCTGCGCTTTTATAAGAGGGTCGGTCTTTTCCCAGATTTTGTAGAACGCCTCGGCAAGTGCGATCGCGCCCACTACAGGGAAAATCATCTGCGCCAGGGCCCCAAGGCCCGGGATCAGCGTCAGTGCTTTTTCCGCAGCCCGGAAAGCGCCAGCGCCTTCGCCCACGCGCAGCAGACCGCTGACGGCCTGCAATTCCGACACCTGATGCTTGAGCGCGACGGTGGCGACCTCCGTCTTGGCCGCGAGCGCGACCTCGGCGTTTCCGGCTTCCGCAGTCGCCCCCGCCATTCCGGCAAGTGCAGCGGTAGCGGCCACCAGCTCGGCTTTGTACTGTTCGACGACGAGTGCGATTGACGCAGCAACCTCTTTATTTCCGGCTGTTATGGCAAACGCAGCATCTCCGGCGGCGGCAGCAGTAGCTTGAGCAAAAAGTTTCTGCGCCTGCGCCAGGTTCTCGGTCGCCTGTTTCACCGCAGCCTGCGCTCCGGCGATAGTCTTCGACCCCGCCGTGAACGCTGCCGCGACTCCGGCCCCGGCCTGCTGGGCCGAGGCCTGCGCCTGCGTAAACGCGGTTTTGAGCGGCCCGAGATCGCCGTCGATCGTTACGGAAACGCCGCCGAGCGATTCAACTGCCATTTAGCCTTCCTCCATGATCCGGATCACTTCCGCCCCGCTCGCTCCGCTCGCCTGCGCCGCCGCCGCACGGGACTGCCGGTGTGCGAATTCGGCAGCATTCGCCTGAAGCGCCGCCCGTTCGGAGGGCGTTCGTTTGTGACCCATTGCCTGCGCCTTGAACGTGCGCCAGCTTTCGTCCTGGCGCGGTGCGTCGACCGAACGGTAACCGGGCAGGAACATCTCGGGCGTGAAAGCGGGTTGCGAGCGTTCGTGCCGGAAATGGGCGTTATGGAGCGTTGACTGGATACCGGCGTACAACCGGGCGGGGAATTCACGCGCCTGCTCGAAGACCTTGCGTTTTGCTGCGAATTCGCGCGGAGTACTCGCCCAGAATTCCGCCGCCGTCATGCCGAGCCCGTGCGCGGACGACGTGGCGAAGGCGTACATCTCTAACCAGTCGTCTTCGCTCAGTTGAGCGGCTCGGGAGGATGCGAGGGCGCCGGTGACTGATTGAGCGTCAGGTCCGCCTCCGGCGCGGCTTTTTTTAGAGCTTCGAGCACGGGCGCATCGAGCGCCGACAGCAGTTCGCCCGGCAGCATCGCGTCGGCCAGATCCAGAGGACGCGCGAAGCCGATCGAGCGCCACGCGCCGGTCGCCGGGTCCACTTGCCCGGCGGCAGCCGCGGCGAGCGCCAGGATCGGGATCGGCCGGTTCGGATCGCCGAGCACGAAGCCCCACGCCTGCAACTGGAACCATGCGGCGTGCGCGAAGCGGAGCTGATATTCTTTGCCGCCCGCCGTGATCGTCGGATACGTGACGGGCGAGCCGTTCGGCGGTGTTGAGAGTTGCGGTGTCATGGGTTCGCTCCTGACGTGTGCCCGCAGGTGCAGCGAGGTGAACCGGCGCAGCCTGCGGGCCTCTGCGCCGGTTCACCCGTCGCCTATGTGACGGCGAAGGTCTGCGGAACGGGTGTCGCCGCCGCGTACGTGAGGTTGCCCGGCTGCGAGGCCGTAACAACTACGCTGCCGGTGGCGCCGGTCAGCGTGACGAGCCCGCCCGAAATCGTCGCCGGTCCGGTGATCGAGAACACGGGTGCAAGACCCGACGATGCCGTGGCCGTGACCGTAAACGGAACATCGGTTACCGTCTTCGCCGAAAGTGCGGCGAACGTGATCGTCTGCACGGTAACGCCGCCGGTTTCGAGGTCGAAGAAGGTCGGGGCGCCGGTCACTTTCCAGGTGATATTGCAGAGCAGATCCTTTTCGATCTGCATGTCGACCGGAAAGTCCGTAATGTACGCCGAGAAGAACATGCCCGCGCCATCGGGCCAGGTCATCTTATACTGCCGGACGTCCGCGTTCACGGCAATATGGCCGAGGCCGGTAACGAACGAGTGGCCCTCGAGCACGCCGGTCAGATCGGCGCCGGCTGAAGACGGAACGAGGTGCAGGTCGCCCGTGATCGTGCCTCCGTCGCGCAGCGTCGGAATCCCCTGTTTCCACACCGTGCCCTGATTGGTCGTGTCGGCGTCCATCAGTTTGAATCCCCATTTCATGTTGCCGAGGTTGCCGATCGGAATGTATTTTGAGGGCGAGGCGAGGTTCAGGATCTGAAGCAGGGAACCGACGGCGGCGATGCCGGACCCCAGAGGGAGATTTACGTTAGTAAGCGTTGGCGTTGGCATTTTCGTTTTTCCTTTAATTCAAGTCTTCGCGGTTCCACACGCGGTAATCCAGAATCTCCACATAAACCAGCGGTTCGAGCGCCGCGAGCACGTCCGACCGCTGATCGAGCTTCAGCGTCGGCGCGCCCGACCTCGGCGATTCGACAAGCGAAACGCCGGCGAGAAACGCATCGACGTCGCTGGCGATCTGGCGGGCACGTTCGCCCGAATAGGCGAACACGTTGATTTGCAGGCGCGGCCGGGTCAGCGCCGTCAGGCCGCCCATGTTGTACATCGGCAGCGTGCCGAGACGCTGCACGCTGACGCACGCATTCGCCTGCGTGAGCTGGCCTTGCGGCAGCGATCGGTCGAACCATCGGAACGCCGTCGGCGGGCCGAGGTCCGCGACCAGCGCTGTGTCGAGCATGGCGAGCGATCGCAGTTTCGATTCGCAGGACGTCATGGCTTCGGGACCGCTTTCAGCGCCGCCAGCAGGGCGGCGAGTTCCGCGTACAGAGCGAGCAGGCGAGCAACGTCTTTTCTCATAGGGCCTTCAATGCGACCGACACGCGGGTCATCTGGCGTTGCGAGTCGCACTCGGCGCCCAGGACGTCGTACACGACGCCCGGCTCGCCCGCCGCGATCTGCATGACATTCGTTAAAACCGCGCGCCACCCGACCGAGACGCCGCCTTCGATCTCGAAATAGCGCTTGTCGAGCAGTACGTGACGCGGCGCGCTGGCGAGCACGTCTTTCAGGCTCTTCAGCTCGCTGGCTAAGATGCGCGACTCGCCGAGCGGCATATCCATGCACGGGATCGCCTCGAGGCCTGCGACCGGATTGTAAAGGCCGTCCGGTTGCCCGCCGTCGTTGAAAACTCCCGACGGCGATTCGAGGGCGAGCAGCGACGTAAACAGCCCCGTCGCAACGGCTCGCGCCATCACCTCTTCGATCCCGATGCCGCGCGCCTGCGTCATGCGCCCGCCGCCTTTAGCTTGGCGATGCGGCGCGTAACGATCTTCAGCCGCCGTTCGAGTTCGCGCAGCGCGCGGCGCAGCAGGGCGTGGTCGATCATGCGAAAACCTCAATATTCACGGGTGTTCGGAGCGTATTCGCGGTAAAATGAAAGCGGGTCACAACAGCGCTACTAACGCTGCGTGACCCTGACCAAAGCGACTCGGAGGGAGTCACATGGCTGAAGACAATCGTAGACCAGCAGGTTCCTGGAGCATTTACGTCCTGAGGTGTCCCCGAACTCAAGCCGTTCGATACGTCGGTTGGACGTCCCAAAGACCAGAGCGCCGCCTTCGCGATCACATCACCGAGGCTG